AGCTAAACGCTCACGTTCTTGGCTAGGACTCATAGCAGTCATCATACGGTCAAACACTTGCTGCTCACGCTCTGCTGTAGGCATGGCTGCTTGGTCAAAGAACATTCCTGATTGCTCAAACCGACGACGTTGGAACTCTTGTTCCTCAGGAGACAACGTCATGTCGTAAGACATTTGTCCTGTAGTTGGGTCTTGAGTCATACCAAACTTACCACCAGTAGCTGTAGTTACTGTGTAAGGCTGGAACTCAAGCATGCCTGAGATTTCATCAGCTAACGACGGTTGATCTTGGTAACCTGTAGCGAAGCGTTCCATTGCTTCCTTACCAATGTCACCTAAGTTTTCATAGCCTTTGTAAGCTAATGCGGCTCCTGCTGCTGTACCCAAACCCCCGCCAATAGTAGCAAAATTATCTGGGTTTGTTGCGTAATTATAAATATCTTCAAAAATATTAGACATTAGTATGTACCTCCGTCAATTGTTCCCGTTGACAGTGTACCTGTAAACGTTAATGCAGGAATTGTTACTGTTCCTGTAAATGTCGGTGATGCTGTGTCTGCCTTAGTAGCAATAGCTGTAGAGATAGCGTCAAACTCTGTTTCAAACTCAGCGCCCTTAATAATTTTACCGCTGTCTCCAGAAGGTAGACTGTCCTTAGCGGCAAAGTCAGTAGTTTTACTATAGTTGCTCATAGTACTTTACCTTTTAAAACTAATACGTTAATTTCCTGAAGAGACAAAGCAAAACCATTAATATCTGCCTCCAGACCAATGTTAATAACACCACCTCCACCAGTGGCGTTGACGGCTCTACGTGACGTTAGTTCACCACCGGTAAACTCTCCCACGTTAAACTCACTTTCGTTATAAAAAGCAGGTTGTTGGTTACCTACAGTAAACTCTGCAGTTCTGTAGAATGTGTCAAAATCATAGGCCCACTTTAGGAATACTGTAGCGCTATTAGCGCCAACCAAAGTTGGTCTAATCTTTTTAACTCTTTTTAGCATTGACGGGTCACCAAAGGTTAAACCCGGACTGTAGTACTTAAAGCGGTACTTGGTTCCGTTGTCACTATAACCACTGTACTCACTAATGCCTTCAGTTGTTCCTATGTATAACTCACCACTTTCCAGCCTAGTGTACGCCGTAAAACCTGTGCCGGGCCATCGTGTAGCACGATAAGAGCCGTTTTCTAATGTACCTCTAACGTCAAAACAGTAAGTAACGTCTTGTCCTACAAAAGATAATAAATAGAAGCCCTCTTCTGGGCTGTAAACAGAGCGGTAAAACTCAGTTTCATTTTGTAATAGGTTAATAATGTCCTTAGTAATAGTGTCGGACAAACTAGTTATAGGCATGGACTTTTCTTGTATTGTCCTGCCAAAGCTCTTTAAACCAGTGTGCGACAAGAATAATACGTCAGTACCTGTGTACTGCACTGTATCTCTGTCTACACAGCCTACTCCTGCTACTGTATCTGCTAAGGCCATTTCTGCTGGTGCTTCGGCATTACCGTAAACAACAATGCTGTGTTTACCAAAGATAATTAAAGCACCGTTGTGTGCAGCTAAAGCTACAATTTCGTCATGACCATCAGGCCATACTTTAGAAATGTTGATTGATCCACTAGTACCACCTGACCAGTCATGGCCTATTAACAGGTCAGACCAATAGATAGTAGACTTATCAGCACCAAAGTCAGCTGTCCAGAGCCTTCCATAAGCCGCTAGAACCTCGTTACCGTAGATAGCACTAGTAACACCAGCTGCACCAGAAACTGTACTGAGCTTAACTACAGAGCCGCCTGCGTTGTCGTACACAAGGGGTTCGTAGCTGCGTTGGAAGAAATAAATCTTGTCATTAAAGTTGACCATCTTCCAGTTGTCTGTAGTAATTGAGTAAGCAGCAGGTGTTTCGTCAACCAAAGTAGTTGTACCGCTAATAATCTTGTTGTTGCCTACAGAAAAAACTTTAATATTACCAGCGTCGTCTTGAAATTCCTTTATGGCTCTAATAGTTTCTGAACCCAGTACAGTCTTAGTTGTGGTAATTACGTCATGACCCTTACGTGCAGCAATACGACCACGCTTGTCAATTACAGCGTTGTCTGCAATTTCTGCAAACGAAGGATCTTGTGCCAGCGGAGAATCTTCTGTATTGATTCCTTTGAAGGCTGGTGCAACAAGATTAATGCTTTGTAATTGTTGAGCCATAGTTACCTCACGGGGTATAGAAGATTACTTCTTCTGGATGCTTCTGAGCGTCCAATGCAATAGCGTCAGACAAGTACTGATTAGCAATGTTAAAGTACTCAGGAGCAGACGTACCACCTGTTTCACCACGTTCACGAGCCAGCAGCGCAATAGCCAAATGTAGTACAGGCATAGACGGAACTAGTAGCTCATCACCATCAGCAGACAAGTCAGCACCACGCTGTACACAGTTAAAACGAAGGGTGTACTCTTTTTCTGGTACTGGGTAAACATCAATCTGAGTATCACCGTCACTATCCACACCGTTGTAAGAGTAGTACTTAGGGGCACCCTTGACAGGATCAGACACAAGGTAAACTTCATCAAAGTACGTAGCTGTCTTGTATTCCATGAATACATTAGCTGTATCGTTGATTACGTTAAGGGCTTTGATTCTGTTTTGACTACCCGTAAGTACGTAATTAAAGATGTCATCAGTAGTAGTAATCGTTAGGGTAGTCCTAAGTGCAGACCAGTCCCAAGAATCTTCTACAATTCTCTTGGCGTCATTAACAAAGTCACCCGCCATTTTACTGTAGGTATTTGACTGTACAGACGTTACTTCATCTTCACGAAGACGACGTAGTACGTTGTTTACTAAATTTAAGTACGTCATGATGTCCCTTTATATAGTTCAGAAAGAAGCCCGTCTAAAGCAGCCATGTAGTCTTTCTTAGGTGGTAAAATCATCTGAGCCTGTTGCAACATTAGACCTCCTGTAGGAACTGCTACTTGAGATGTCCCTCCTCCAGTAAACATGCCGCCGCCTCCTCCACCGCTTGCTTCTGGCTCTGGCTCAGGTGGTGGCTCAGGGGTTGGTACAGTACCTACTTCTGGTTCAGGTTGTGGAGAGTCTGGTGGCAGTGTTACAGTACCTATTTCTGGTTCTGGCTCAGGTGGTGGATCTGTTACAATACCTACCTCTGGTGGTGGCGTTACAGTACCTACCTCTGGTGTAGAAGTCTCTGGTGCAGGTGCAGGTGCAGGAGTAGGAGCAGGTGCAGGAGCAGGAGCAGGCTCAGGCTGTGGCTCTGGTTCTGGTTCAGGCTCTGGTTCAGGCTCTGGTTCAGGCTCTGGTTCAGGCTCTGGTTCAGGCTCTGGTTCAGGCTCTGGTTCAGGCTCAGGTTCAGGCTCTGGTTCAGGCTCCGGTTCAGGCTCAGGTTCAGGCTCCGGTTCAGGCTCAGGTTCAGGCTCTCCAGCAGGTTCATCTTCCCTACCGCCCAATATAGAACCTTCTGGATTAACTATTGGATTACCGTCAGCGTCATACGTAATAGCGCCACCAGAATTTTCAATTGCGTCAAAGATACCACCAATAGCACCTCCTATTGCATCAATAGTAATATTACCGTCTTCATCAACAACGCCGTTTAAAACATCTTCAAGAACCTGTTGTGGATTTGATACAGTTCTTACTAAGTCGTCCCATAAATCCCCAAGAACTTGTTCTGGCGCACTTAAAATTTCTTCTATAGTTCCAAGAATAGTAGGGGATGAAGGCAAACCGGGAATAACTCCGGGAAGAAAGACTTGCCAGCTTCCGGGAGTACTAAAAATATCAGGCCAAGACAAACCGGAACTACCGGGAGAAAGAATCACACCAGCTGTAGCTCCTCCTGTAGGGGCTGTAGATCCTGTTCCTCCTGTTCCGCCTCCTCCTGTACCGCCAAAAACACTATTCCACCAGTTTTCTAGTCTTTGAGCTATAGTTTCAGTAGTGTCAGCATCAGTGTCAGTATCAGTAGTATCAGTAGTAGTATCAGTAGTATCAGTAGTAGTATCAGTAGTAGTGTCAGTCTCAGTAGTGTCAGGAGGAATAGTGTCGTCGTCGTTTATATCAACTTCGTCTGTTTCTTGTTGCTCTAACCATGTCTCATAACCACCAGCTTCGTTAATTCCGCTAATAAAATCTGCTAACTGTTGAAGAGCCTCAGTAGTAACTCCTGTTGCCATGCTAATATCAAAAGGAGCTTCCGGATTCATCTTAATAGTATTTGCTTCTAAGATTTGCTCCATAGTCGGGTCAGCCCAAATAGAACCTAATTCAGACTGTCCTATTCCACCAAGCAGAGATTCAAGACGATTACGAAGATTTTCGTCTTCATCTATATCTTCATATCTAGGTATATCAATTAAAGCCTCTTTAAAAGCATCGCCTCCGGAAGATTCAATAATAAAAGGAAGTGCAGTTACTCCACTAGCAAACTCATCAGGAGACATTTCTTGGACGTTTGTAAACATTCCTGTTATAGGTCGTCGTGCCATAATTATTTCTTCCAGTTAGCTAGGCCACGTAGACCAAACGACGCTGCCACAGCAGCACCCAGAAAACCTTTGTACCACTCAGGCATAGCGTCCAAAGCAGCAAACCCATTCATCACTACAGGCACCATGCTAGGGAAGAACGCAAGTACACATGGGACAGAAAACAAAATCGTAAACCACTCATCTTTCCATGAACTGCTTGCGTTGTTAGCATGGATGTTTTCCCAGTTAGCGTCCTGCTGTATAGCTACCATCTTACGCTCGTGTACAGCCTTCTTCTCTTCTGCCTTGCGTTGCAGATGACCACCAACAAGATCAACAATAGGGCCAAGCAGTGTCTGTATCACCTAGCAAACTCCAAGATAGCAATAGCCACAGTTATAATGACAGCAATAGAAGCAAAACCACCCTGCATCATCTTCTCTAGCTTATCAAAGCGTCTGTTATGCTCATCAAGCTGCAACTGAATCATCTCGTACCGTAAGGCACACTCAGCCTCATGCTTGTCTAAACGTGCTAATGCTTCGTCTACAGGAGTCATAATCAATCCTTACTGCTTTGCCTTGCCTATGTTAATAGCCATGCTTATAAAGTTTAAACGGCTGTATAGCCTTGTCCTGCGGTAATCGCAGAATTTGATGTCGTCATGTCCTCGCCGTCCCAATCGTCCTTGGCAACCATAAGCTCAAGGTGAGCCACGTTTCGGTCAACGGTGTCTTGACGGTCTTCTGCGTCCAAGTCGTCTTGGTTGCCAGCAACAATGTCATTGATTAGATCAACGCTATGGCCCATAGCTGTATGATCCTGTGTGCGTTGTTCAGCGGTTCTTGCTTCGTCAGTCATGGATTAACTCCTTAGTTTGATTCTAGTGCCTCAATACGGGCGGTTAATGTTTCTATTTTGGCAGACAGTTCTTTTACAGCATTTACCAAATGCCAAGTTAGATTGTCAGGGTTTACAGTTTTGACGCCTGTACTTTCTTCGTGAACTAAGCTAGGCAATATTTGCTCTATCTCTTGAGCTATGACACCAAGCTGAACGCCTTCTTTTTCTACTACAGCGGCCGCAGGATTTTCAAAGTCCACAATTTCATCTTGAGTCCTGTACTCGAAGTTTCTTACCCTAATCTGATTGATTGCCTCAAGACCTACTGTATTGTCTATAATATTTTTCTTAATTCTCTCATCAGAAGTAGTTGCCCACGAAGCGGAGTTGTTACCTTGATAAACACTTCCCAAGTTGGGGTTGATAAATCCAGTGCTTGAGCCTTTACCTACACGCCCTGCGCCAGAACCATCCGCAACAATAACAATAGTTTCCAGATCAGAAGCTGCCGCCGCCTGTGCCGCATATCCAATGAATACGCTAGTAGTACCTGTCGTTACGTTGCTACCCGCACCTTGCCCAACGGCGGTGTTAAGTCCTCCAGTAGTGTTTGCAGTAAGAGCCTGATAACCAACAGCTGTGTTGCTAGAGGCGGTGGTGTTTGCCTCAAGAGCCGCAAAGCCCAACGCAACGTTATAATTACCTGTGGTATTTACCTCTAGCGCCGTCCTGCCGATAGCAGTATTTCTTTCACCAGTAGTATTGGCTTGCAAAGTGTTGTAGCCAAAGGCTGAGTTGTAGGATGCGGTTGTATTTTCCTTAAGTGAATTTGCTCCTACTGCGGTATTGTTAGTGCCTGTGGTGTTTGCTCCTAAAGAAGCATAACCAACGGCTGTGTTGCTTGAGGCTGTCGTATTTGCATCTAGGGCTAAAGCACCAACAGCGACATTGTTAGCACCAGTGGTGTTTACAAGTAGCGACTCATGCCCAAGAGACGTATTAAAGTTAGCGGTAGTAGTTGCTGAAAGAGCAAACTTACCCAAAGCTACGTTAGCTGAACCAGTAGTTATCGCATCACCAGCAAGACCACCAATAAGGGTGTTGTTTGTGCCTGTGGTTACTGAATAGCCTGCGTTAGCGCCCACCGCTGTGTTATATACACTACTAGAAGTAGTATTATTTTGAGTGCGTAAAGCATTTCTACCTACAGCAACACTTTCTCTGCCTGTTGTGTCAGTTAACAGCGCTTGATAACCAATTGCCGTGTTGTAGTAAGATGCCAAACCGCCGCTTAAAGATTGATAACCTACTGCGGTATTTTGACCACCTGTAGTAATTGCATCTCCTGCAAGACCACCTATGAGGGTGTTGAAAATGCCTGTGGTTATTGCTCCACCCGCAAGTCTACCTATACCAATATTGTAAGAATCAGTCGAGCTTGTAAAGTTTTGTGTTTGCAAAGCTCCTGAACCAATAGCTACGTTTGCTTGACCTAATGTGTCTGAACCTAAAGCATTTGAACCGACGGCAGTGTTGTGGTCTGCTGTTGTATTAGCGTCTAAAGCACCTGAACCAACTGCTGTATTTTGTATGCCTGTGGTGTTTGCACTAAGCGATAAATATCCTACTGCCGTATTGTTTGAAGCAGTCGTATTTGAAAAAAGCGAGCCTCTACCAACTGCCGTATTAGCTGAACCAGACGTATTTGACACGGCGGCTTGAAAGCCCAAAGCAACCACGCTGTCAGCACTTGTCACATTACTAAACGCTGAATCTCCCAAAGCTACGTTATTCGTACCCGTAGGATAGTTACCATCCAGCTTGATTGTGCCGCCGTCTACTGACAGGTTGCCTGCGACTGTAACGCCGTCGGTTACAGCAGTACCCGTAACGTCGATGCCTGTGGCGGTGGTGGCTAGTTTAAGTGCTGGCGTAGAACCATGCTTTAATTGAACGTCACCATTGTCGTTAACAATAAACAGATGATTACCAAACTCGTCACCTACTTTGAAGT